TATGCAGGTCCCTACTATTTCAAGGTCAAGGGACCTTATGGCTTCGCTAATTGGTTGCCTTCCATTGGTTATGTATAAAACTATGTGGAACGGCGACGAAATGGAAAAAGTCCCCGAAGCGCCACGAAGTTGGTTGCGTCGAATTGACAAAGGCGTAACAAACAACTTTATTTTGTCGTGGACCTTTGACGATTTATTTTTTTACGGCCGCGCATTTTGGTATATAACCGAGCGCGACGCTTCGGGTTATCCTTCGGCGTTTACACGTTTGCCCGCTGCAATTGTGACCACACAAGACCAAGCCCAAGGAACGGGCGTTTGGTTTGGTCCGTCTAAACAAATTTTGTTTCAAGGTTTACCAATTCGTTGGGAAGATTGCGTGCAGTTTTTAAGCCCTATTCAGGGACTTATTTACACTGGCGCAACGTCAGTGGACACCGCGCTAAAACTAGAGCAGGCCCGCAACCGCAACGCAAGCAGTTTGCAACCGGCTTTAACGCTTCGCCAAGTTGGTGGTGAGCCTATGAGCCCGCAGGAATTGCGCGATTTGGCAGCGGCATACGACGAAGCAAGATTTGCAAACGCTACAAGTGCTATTAACGAATTTGTAGAAGTAATCCCAAACACGGCAACACCGGACAAAATGCTTTTGATTGACGCCGCAGAATACCAAGCAAAAGAAATTGCGCGCATTGCAAACGTTCCCGCTTACCTTGTTTCTGTTTCAATTGGAAATTACAGTTATGTTTCGTCAAGCGAAGCGTCAAGGGACCTTTACACTTTCGGCGTAAAACCGTATATAGATTGCATACAAGAAACCCTTAGCGCGGATAACATTTTGCCACGGGGTACCGGTGTTATGTTTGATATTGAAAGTTATTTAGCCAACGAATACAACACCAATGTTGAAGTGCAAGAAACCCCGGAACAGTTAAGGGAAAGCAATGCTTAGATTAACCCCACAAGAATTAAAGATTGACGCCGCGCAAGGCGACGCGCTGCCACGTAGGACCCTTGCCGGCGTCGCCCTCGAATATGGCGTTGACGCCGTAGTTTCAGACGGCCAAAAGGTCCGTTTTGAAAAGGGCTCTATGCCGTTGGAAGGCAAAAAGCCTAAAATGTACCTCTACCACAATTCCGAAATGCCCATTGGCGTCGTCACCGAACGTACCGAAGTAAACAATTTTGTAATGTTTGAAGCCAAAATAAGCGAAACCGCTTTAGGCAATGAGAGTTTGCAGCTCGCCATGGACGGCGTTTTAGACAGCCTTAGTGTGGGTGCCGTGCCTATTGAATTTAGTTTTGACGAAGCCGGCACCATGATTGTCACTAAGGCCGAGTGGCAGGAATTGTCGCTTTTGCCTTACGGCGCTTTTGAGGCTGCCAAGGTAGAACGGGTGGCCGCCAGTATCCACCAAAACGAAAACGAAGTAGAGTTAAATAGTGAACAGGACCAAGAAAAGGAAGTTACCGATATGTCTAACCCAGTAGAAACACCTTCAGTAGTTGAGGCTTCAACCGTGCAAGCAATTTATGCACAGCCACGCAAATTGCGTTTGCCGTCAACGTCGGAATATATTGCTAGTTATGTGCGCGGCGGTGCAGATTTTGCACAACTAAACGCAAACATTGCAGCTGCTCGAATTGAAGCAGCGCCGGGCGTTGCACCTTTTATTAATACCGAAAGCACGCCCGGAATTTTGCCAGAAATCATCACCGGCAGCGTCTACGATTCGCTAAACCCAATCAGGCCGTTTGTCAGTGCAATTGGGACAAGGGCAATGCCTTCCGCAGGTGCAACTTTCCGCCGTCCAAAAATTACTACCCGCCCGGTAGTAACACAACAGGCCGCACAGTTTGACCAACTAAATGCGTCAACAGTTGTCGTGTCAAACAACGACATTACAAAACTAAGTTTTGGAACGTTTGTTACGGTGTCCGAACAAGACCTTGATTGGTCCGACCCTTCGTCAATTGACATCATTTTGAACCAGTTGGCAATCGCTTATGGTCAGGCAACCGACAACTACGCAGTAGACACTTGCCACGCAGCAATCACACAAACCGCAAGCGTTGCCGACACCGCAGTTGGCGCCGATTGGGTTGCAGCAATCTACGACGGTGCACGTCAAATTTCGGAAACTTCCAACTACTTGCCTACGCATATGGTTGTTACACCTGCCAGTTGGGCTGCATTGTCAAGTTCAGTAGATGACGCAAACCGCCCAGTGTTCCCATACACAGGTGCGCCTAACCTCATGGGTCAAAACGCTGCAGGTAACGCCGCTTCAACAACATGGAACGGCAACCCGCTTGGGTTGGTGTTGGTTGTTGACAAACACGCACCGGGTTCGTTTATGGGCCACGCTGCAGGACCTGCCGCAGGCTTCGAGTTCTACGAACAGCAAAAGGGCGCTATCAGCGTTGAAGTACCGGCAACCTTGGGCCGCACAATTGCGTTCCGTGGTTACGCTGCAGCCTTCATGGCAGACGCAACCAAGTTCGTTAAGTTCGTCTGATAACCGAAAGGTAGGCCTTTATGGCCGTCTATTCGGTCCAACAAAAATACCTAACCGACAATTACGCGGTTGTTGTATTAGTAACTAACGCCGACCCTTTAGAGGTTGGTCAGTCGGTAACTATTGCAGGGGTTGACGCAACTTTTAACGGCACGTACACCGTTTTTGAGTTGCCCCAGTTCTATTTCACTGGCGTAGATGACCAAGGCTTTTTTCATTACGACATTGAAGCGCCTATTGCCAATCAGGTGTTGTTTGCAAAAACAGCCAACAACGTGGACATTGTGCCTGCAACCGGCACGGTCACTACAACCCCTACGTGCACTTGGGTTACAACCGACGCGCAAATTGAGGATTGGTTAGGCATTGGCACGGCTACCGCAGCGGACCAAACCTTTATTACACAATGCAGGCAGGCTTCGAACGAATTTGCCTACAGGCGTAGGCGCGAAGCCGGATACCGAAACGAAAGCCTTACAACGGTGCCCAACGCTTCGGTGCTTTTGGGAACAATTGCTTATGCAGGTTTCTTATACCGTCAACGCGGTGCCGTAACAGACTTTGCAGGTTTTGACGGTTTAGCAGCGGGCGGAAGCATGGGCCTTAGCCCAATGATTAAACAACTATTGGGCATTGACAGGCCCGCGGTTGCGTAATGCCTGTTGCATACACCGACCTGTTTAACACGGCCTTAGATGACCTTACAGCCACGTTACAAACGGTTACAGGCTTGCAGGTAGTCAACGACCCTCGAAACCTTGTGCCGCCTTGTGCGTTTATTGACGCCCCGTCGTTTGTGGCATGGAACTACAACATTGTAAAAATTACTTTTCCCGTCCGCCTCATAACCCTTGGACCGGGCAACCTTGACGCCCAACGGTCCCTTATGGATTTGGCTGCCAAGGTATTAGGCGCAAACGTGGCAGTAACAGACGGCCGCCCAACCATTGCCATAATCGGCGGAAGCGAACTAGCCGCCTATGATTTAACAATTGAAATGCAAGCCCAAACAAGTTAGGTGCCTATGTTCATTATTAAAAGCCCCCGCGTTGGTATTGTTGGCACCGAATACGTGCCCGCACCCGGCGTACAAGTAGCAGGCCTAATTTGGGGCGGGTTCATAGTCGAAGTCCTAGACGAAGTAACCGAGGAAGTATCCACACCCGCACCGAAAAAAGGTGCTAAAAATAAGAAAGCAACGAAAGAGGATTAAACACCATGGCAACAAGCACTTACCTTTCCAACCCAGTCGTAACCGTTAATAGCGTTTCGCTAACCGACCAATGCACCGCGGCAGTATTTACGCACCGTTTTGACCAGTTGGAAAATACGACTTTTGGCAAAACAAACCGTAGTTACCAAGCGGGATTGAACAACAGCGAAGTGACCTTGACGCTCTACCAATCATACGAGGCTTCAGAAACTTACCAAACACTTGCAGCGCTAGTAGGCACAACTACCGTTATTACGGTTGCAGACAGTGCCGGCGGTGACGTTTTTACCCTAACCGGGGGATACCTAACCGAAATGCCAGTGATTAACGCAACTTTGGGCGAATTGTCAACCATTGACATAACCTTTGTTGGCGGCGCTTACACCGTTGCATAATTAGTGCCGAACAATCGGCCCGACACGAAAGAGGCAAGCAATGCAATTAACCCTTCAAGTAACTAACCATGAAGGCACGCACCAAGTAAACACAAACCTTTTTACCATTGTGTTATGGGAACGCCGTTTCAAACGCAAAGCTGCCGACATGGCAAACGGTATAGGTGTTGAGGATTTGCTATTCCTTGCATGGGAAGCAAGCAAACAAGCCAAAATTGTTGTGCCTTCGGACTTTGATATTTATTGCAAACAAATTACCAACGTTGAGGTAATAGACCAAGAGGCCCCAAACCCTACCCAAGCGGCACCTACCGACGGCAACTAGCCGAACTGTTAGTTGCAACAGGGTGGGCGCCGCATTGGTATTCGCAAATGTTTGACACGCAGGACTTACTTACAGTCACTAAAGTACTTGGTGAACGAAACAAAAGGTAAGCGGCATGGCCCAACAAAAATTGGAAGTAAAAGGTATCCAAGAAACGTTGGCAGCGCTTAACAAAATAGACCCTACCTATAGGCGCGACGTCACCAAACGCATTAAACGGGCAGGCGAACCAATGCTGCAAGAGGCCCGCAGCATGATTACAACCATTGTCGGCGTCAAGGGCGCCCCGCTATCCGGCATGGGCCGTGGCAGCCTTATTCGAGGCAAAGAAATTACTTGGCAAACAGACGCCGTAAAAAAAGGTTTCAAAATTAAAGTAGGTGTACGTGCAAGCAAAGAACGCTACGTCAACTTTGCGCGTTTCACCGACGGCGTACAAACACACACCGAACAAATAGCCTTCGGGTCCAAACCGTACAAACTTATGGTTGTCCAACAGGCAGACGCCGCAGGTGCTATTTATGACCATGCCGGGCGCAACACTGGAGGTATGTTTGTTGCCAATCTGAACGCACAAGGCGGCGGTCAACAGCCCCGCGTCATTGACAAAGCCGTAGAAAAAAACAAGCCTGCCGTGCAAAGCGTTGTGCAAGAGGTCATTTCAGACGTTGAAAAGAAAACCAACCGAACATTGAAACAGCGGTACCGCTAATGGCTATAAATATTCCAATCATTACCACGTTTAGCGACAGTGGATTAGCAGCTGCCAACAAACAAATTTCGTCTTTTGGTAAAAAGTTCCCCGGCATTGGTGTTGCCATGGCAGGCGTTACCGCAGCCGTTGGCGCCCTTGGCGCTGCCGCATTTACAGCCGTTCAAAAGGCTTCGAACCTTAATGAACAAATAAGCAAAGCCGGTGTAATTTTTGGGCAATCTAGTGACGAAGTAGAAAAGTTTGCCCGAACCGCTAACCGTAGTTTGGGGCTTTCAACAACAGCCGCGCTAAACGCCGCTTCAACGTTTGCCACGTTTGGTAAAGCGGCAGGCTTGGCGGGCCGTGACCTTGTTACCTTTTCTACTGAATTTGTAACCCTTGCTTCGGATTTAGCGTCATTTAACAACACGAGCACAGACCAAGCCATTAACGCTATTGGTGCAGCGCTACGTGGCGAAAGCGAACCGCTACGTGCCTACGGTGTTTTACTAAACGACGCAACCCTAAAAGCCGCTGCAATGGAATTGGGCATTTATTCCGGGTCAGGTGCCTTGGGTCAACAGGCCAAGATTTTGGCAGCTCAAAAGATTATTTACAAACAAACAAGCGACGCACAAGGCGACTTTGGGCGCACAAGCGGCGGCCTAGCCAACCAACAAAAGATACTTAGCGCAACCTTAGAAAACGTGCAAACCAATTTAGGCACCGCACTTTTGCCTTTGTTTATTAAAGTTGTCAAATTCTTTAACGACAAAGTAACCCCCGCTATTGAGGACGTCGCAAACGCTTTCGGCGAACAAGGCCTAGTGTTTGGCATACAGGTTGCGCTTTCCAAAATGGGTGAAGCCGGGCCTGTTATTGGCGGGTTTTTTAAACAGTTTGCCGTTTCAGTTGCCATAACAATTAACGCTTTAGCCAAACTTGTGCAACAACTATTGGCCGTTTACTATTTCAGTGTTGGCCGATTTAGTGCAGCAATTAAGGCAACGAGCAAGTCATTTAGTGACCTCATAGACGTAAAGAAACTAAGCGCACAATTTGACGGCTTCATTACTGGCATTGGTTTAGTTGACGAAAAACTAGCCCAAGGCGCCTACTACACGGACCTAATGACTAAAAACACCGAGTTGTTAGGCAAGGTAGTTCAGGACACAACCAAACCGCTTAAAGACATGGAAGACGGCGCGGGCGGTGCAGCCAAGAAAATTAGCGAACTATACGACGTTATTAAAGACAAACTAACGACAGCATTGGACGAAGCAAAAGACCAACTAAAAGACGCCCAAGAAGCCTTTACCGATTTTGGCAAAAGCGTTTCGGACGGCATTAAAGCAGGGTTCAGTTTCAGCGACGCAAAAGAAGCGGGTGCCGAAACAGGCGCGGGCTTCCTAGACGGCCTACGTGACCAAGTAGCCGGGGTTAAACAGTACGCAAACAACGTGGACTTGTTGCTTACCCGTGGATTGTCACAAAACGCGCTACAAGCCGTTTTAGAGGCAGGCGCAGAGGCGGGTTCAGCGATTGCCGCCGAACTTGTTTCAGGCGGTCAGGAAGCCATTACAGGCCCTAATGGCGTAAACGCTTTAGTTGCCACCGTCCAAGGCGTAGCCGACAAACTAGGCCTAGACAGCGCAAAACGTTTCTACCAAGCCGGTGTTGACCAAGGCACCGCCCTAGTTAAAGGCCTTGAAAGCGTTTTAGCCAAATACGAAAAGATTTTAAAAAACCCAAATTTAAGCACCAAACGCCTAAACGCCCTTTTGGAACAAGCCCAAACAGACATTGCTTTTACACAAATTACCGCAGGCCAAACAATTGCAACACCGGCACCGTCGGCAGCAAGTGCAGCAAACATTGCCGAACACCAAGCCGCCCGCGGTGGGAACAATTACACCGTCAACGTTAACGGTGGCATGGCAACAGCTGCCGAAATAGGCCGTGCAGCAAACGACGGACTAAAAGCGTTTGCTCGACAAAACGGCCCATTGGATTTACCAATAGCCGGGTTTAGATAATGCCCGGCAGTGTCATAACCCAAGCCGGCAACTATTCCCTTTTAATTGACACGGGTTACGACGTTGGCAGTTTTCAATTAGACAGCGACATTAAAGGCCTTTTAGACGGCGTTTACCCGTTGGGCCCAACAACCGACTTTGCCGACGTCACGGACAGCACTACCCAAATAAGCATTAGGCGCGGGCGTCGTGACATTGGGGACCAATTTGCAGCGGGCACCATGACTTTTACCATTAACGACGTGGACGGCATTTTTAACCCGTTTGACGAAACAAGCCCGTTTTACAACACGCCCGAAGCGTTGCCGGGTTTAGCCCCATTGCGTGCCGTCGAGTTAATCCGCTACGACATTGCCAACAACCCCGAATATTTGTACCGCGGCAAGATTGTGAACTATGACTACAACTTTAGTTTGGACGGTTTAGACACCGTAACGGTTTATTGTTCAGACAATTTTTATTTGTTAAGCCAAACCTTTATGGACGAATTAAACGTTGGTGTTGAAACGTCAGGGCAACGCATAGAAACCGTTTTAGACCTGCCCGAAGTTAACTACCCAACGGGTGCAGCGCGTGACATTGACGTTGGCACCGTAGACCTTGGCCACGCCGCCGCGTACACCGTGGCGGGCGGTACAAACGTTTTGGCATACCTGTTGCAAATTAACCAAACAGCCGAATTTGGCCGTTTTTTTGTGTCACGCGAAGGCGTTTTGACCTTTACCCCACGGGTCGGCACAACCCTAAGCGGTCCCGTAATTGACTTTATGGACGACGGAACAGGCGTACCGTACACAAACCTTGGCATTACCTTCGAAGCGGACAGCGTAACCAATAGGGCCTACGTTGAAAACCTTGGCAAGGTAAACGCCACGGCAGACGATTTGGCAAGCCAAGCCGCCTTTTTTGTGCAGACCTACAGCATTACCAACAGTTTGTTAGACGACACCGAACTAGCAGCTGCCGCAACCTACCTTTTAGACGGCACCCCCGAAGCGCGTTACAACAGCGTGGAAACCGTATTTGGTGCCTTAACCAACGCCCAACGGGACAACGTGGCAGTAATTGACGTTTCCGACACCATAAGTATTCAACGCACGTTTGTTACAGGGGCCACAACAACCACGTTGGCACAGGAACTTTCGGTAGAGGGCGTCGAGCACGTCATAACCCTTGATGGCCACCGGGTTGCCTTGTTTACAAGCCCTACAACAATTGTTTACGAACTGATTTTAGACAACGCAACATATGGCACAATTGACGCAACAAATGTTTTAGGCTAAGGGGCACTATGGCAACACCAACCACATTACCGGCAACGTTTGTAGCGGGTAACGTTTTAACCGCTGCACAGATGAACGCATTACGCGGGGCTTTTCGCGTTTTACAAGTAGTTAGCACTACGAAAACCGATACGTTTAGCGCGTCAGTTGCGGCAGGTGCTTTTGCCGCGGTGACAGGATTAACCGCAACGATTACGCCACAAAGTGCTACTAGCAAAATTCTCGTTATTGCGTCAGTTTCTGCAGGTTCGGCCGCTGCCGCCGACGGCATAAGTGCAAAAATTACTGGCGGTAATAGTGCGGCCTATGTTGGAACATTAAACGGGTCACGGACACAAAGCGCTTCGATTGCGTTTGCAACAACCATTGCAAGCACACTTAATTTAAGTTATTTAGATAGCCCCGCAACAACAGCGGCAACAACCTACGGGGTTTCAATAACCTTTACCGAAACTGGCACAAGCCCAGTAACGGTTTATTGCAACCGCGGGCGCAACGACACAAACGCCGCTTACACAATGTCCACCGCTTCAACTATTACCGTTATGGAAATTTCAGCATGAGCGACTACGCAGCAATACTTACCTTAAAATATCCGGGCACGATTTGGTCAATTAACGCCAACGACTATGCAACGTTGACTTGGGATAACGCCACACCTAAACCAACGCAAGCGGAACTAGACGCACTTTGGCCGCAGGTAGATTACGAAAA